CAAAGTAATCATCTTCGGAAATACGGAGGTCAAATATGTCGTGGTATGCCACTTTGAATTCGCAGAGTTTGTACGGGAATGATTGGAGCAGAGGCGTCTCAACAGTTTCTCCGAATTCCCGAAGAAAAAAGTCGCGCATTTTCTGATTGAGTTCGTCAAACGTCATCGAATCAACGACGAGATTGGAGGGGCAGTCGTATCCCTCCAGAGAAATGTTGGTGTGCAGATGGACGACCAGAATATCCGTGTTGATCGCTAGAGAATCGAGGTACAACTGGAAGTAGTTGGGGAACGCCTTCCCAAAATAGGCGATCGAGAGGTGAATCTTACCAGGGTAGGGTGCAACTGCCACTGTCCCGTCCGTCAGCGTCAAGTACGAGCTCTTGGAATACCACCCGCCCGCGCCATTGCGAATATCGACGACGGACTTGAAGACGTACTCGTAGTGCTTCGCGAGTTTGTACATGTCGTATTTTTCCACGGCGCGCTTGCGGATGTACGTCCGATCAAACTTGCCGTCTAGCGCCATCTGAACTGCCGTGACATAGTCTTGAAGCGTGTGGCAGCGCACGCCCGTCTTGAAATTCTCGATGGTTTCTGACATCGCTCCCCAGTCCGATGCGATCACGGGAGTTCCGCACAACTGCGCCTCGACCATTGCGGTTCCAAAAGGTTCCAGATACTTGGTCGGAGCAATGAACGCCGTCAAACTCCCGAGGTACTTTCCGCGTTCGCGGCCGTGAATCGGCGCCTTGTACACCACATTGGGTACAACCGTGTACGGCGAGGGGTCTCCCTGACCGCAGAGGACAAAGCGAACATGCGGCATGCGGCGCGCAACTTCGACGATGATATTGCAGCCCTTGCAGTTGCCGATGCGCGCCATGAAACCGATAGTGGGGACGGGCGGCGAGGGAGAGTAGGGGAACTCGAGCGTGTTGAAAAAGTTGGGAATCACAAACCAGTAGTTATTCGGGTCGCAGTTCTCTGTGCCAACGGTCTTGCTCATCCACGTATGCGACTCAAAGATTCGGAAGTTTGAGTGCGAACCCTGGTACCCAATGCCCGTCTCGATATGGATAATGTCCATGCCATTTATCGCGGGGTCGTAGGACTTGCCGAGGGCGATGCAGACAATGTCGTTCGGGCGGTAGTTTTCGGTAAGGGCTACCTTGAAGCGGCGATTGAATTCATCGTACAGCGGAGTCGACCAGTTCGCAAGTTCACCGAAGAAGGTTTTCGGATCGTCGAGGTATGCCTGTGCCGCCGCATCGCTCTTGAAATCGTTGGGTTTCAAATGCCGAATGGATTTCACGCGAAGATCCTTCCACTCCTGCTTATTCAAAAGTTGGATATCGCGATTGGCCCCACTTTTTGACCCTTCCACGCCGTAGTGAATGACTTCAAACCCACGACTGCGCATCATCGAACTGAACCGCAATACTTTTCCCGTGAACGCGCAGTGACTGAAGTCATCGTGCGTTAGCGTGTGTGGAATTGCGGGGAGGTGCAGGCGAAACGTCTGCTGCGGCGCGGGCATATTATAGATGATTTCGGGATGTCGTGTAAATCAAACGCTCTGGATAAATTCCCACTGAAGGTACTCGCAAATCTTCTTCCAGATCGTATCGTGCTGAATGAGGCGGTCCCTGCTCTTCAGCAACTGAAAGTGGACCTTGTATTCGTCGAGTTCCAACAACTCGAGAAACTTGTAAATAATGTAGGAATACGAGAGAAAGTTGCGGCGCTCGTCGGGGCAGTACAGCAGGTACGGCGCCTGGACTTCCTGAAACATTGCACGGATCTTGTCCTCGATCTCGGGCGTAATGGTGGGCGGGGGGTTGCCGTTCAGACGACTCAGAATGTGTGCGGCGTGCTCGTAGTACCGATTCCGATTGAGTTTTTTCAATATTTCGCGAATGTTTTGCTCGGTCAATAGGGCGATATTGTCGATGCGCCTCTTTCGGATTTCACAAATCACTTCGCTCATGACCTCTTCGGGAATTTCTGTACTTTCTTTCGCCTGAAATTGGTTCAGAATTTCATTCAGGTGATTCTGCTTCTTGTACGCATAGTTATTGCGCTCTTTCGGCGGGTCTCTGAAACTCGGAAAGTCGGACACGACGAGAGCATACTCTTCGCTGCCGCAGCGAGGGCAGACGAGAATGCCTTCGGAGGTGATTTCCTCGCGGGCGACATTGCAATCCGAGCAGTGTTCGGAGAGTTTGTAATCTTGCGTCTCTGCAACTCCGTCCGAAAGACCGCGCCGCTGCATGTATTCGTCAAACATCTTTTTGCGGGAGGGGCCCAGAGCAGTTTCTGCCACCGAAAACAATTTGTCAAACGTGCCCAGCGTGCGCGGGGCAGTAGCAGACCCCGATGCCGCCATAGTTGCGGACGCAATTGCGCCTGTATGTGTAGACTGCTTCTTCACTGCCTGCTGGTAATATTCAAGCATAATGTCTCCGTTTCCCAAATAATAGTTGTAAATATCCGACTTGTTTGCGGCAGTCGACAGTTCTTCTTCGGCGTTGGAGAGGTCGCTTTGCGTGCGCGTATACCGCATGGAATCGTCAAAGTCGAAACAGTTAAAGGGTTTGGAAACTTCCGAGCGAAGTTTTTCAACGTTCGCCATCAATGTCTGGATATTGTCATCGGACGTCTTTTTCTGGAGTTCAGAGATGTACTGCTCGTGCATCGAGTCCAGTGTGCCCGTCTTGACTCGGTGAGAGGCTGTTTCCCGAGTCTTCTTGACTTTGAAAACGTCCGTTGACATTGTGGGACTTGGGTTATATTCCGTAAGTCACTATTAGCGGGAGGCGCGCGTTACGACGTACCCGACGAACACTACGACGGCAAATCCCAGCAGGATTGCGGGAGTTGGGTCTGTATATACGAGTTTATTGGCTCCATACGAACTCGAAAAGTACGGAGTAAACGATTCGGGTCTAGAGGCATTCTCGATTTTCGAAGTGGTCGCTTCCAGTTCCTTGGAATCCTTGACCTCTTTGCAGCCGTTCATATTCAGTTCGAGCGACGGGGACATGAAGTGAGTTTCTTCGCCTCTATCCACGCCGTACTTGTCGGTTACGGGACAGGTGAACGCCTTGCACGGCGGGGAACCGTCGAGAACGAGGGCGTTCATAACTTTGAGGGGGTTCATCGAGGCAATGTCTCCGCCCGCGCCAGGAATGATGCCGTCCAGGCCATCGCCGCCGACAGCTTCTTGAAAACTCGTTCCTAGGATCCCAGCGGCGTCTTTGGACCCCAACTTGTTATTGACCCACGTCCATCGCGACACGATGCTGCCGTTGGGCGCCTTGCACGTTCCGCCCGTGTCCGAAAACAATTGGTTTCCGACTTTCGGACCCAGCAGGAGGTTGTTGACGTACCCACCGATCGCTGCCGTGTTGGTGAACACCTGGTCCATCGTGCCCGCGCTCGACACGCCTTTTTTGGCAGGCGACTGAATCGTGCCGAGATAATCGAAGGAGGGACCGAGAACTTTGTCAAGACCTGCGTTTGCGGCGCCGATCGGATCGTCGCCCGTCGACACTATGCTATTTTGCACGCTCGCCCACATTATTATGGAGAGCAGACGCAAATTTGACAAGATAGTCTTGGAAGTGTGGGTTCACCATCACGCACGGCCTTTGCCGAACCACGTGGTGAACGAGACTTACGAGATTAACTCGGAAGCGCTTGACGACGTAGGCGAGCACGAGCGTCGCGGAGCGGTTCATGCCCGCCTGGCAGTGCACGTAGACGTTCTTGCATACGGGGTCCCGCAAGTACGCGTCCATTGCTGCTTCGAAGGCGTCGTAGTGTTTCTCAAGGATATTGGTTTCGTCGTCCATGGCGTTCAGGCACGTGTAGTTCTTGCCGAGGTATGCCCGAAAACTTGGGGGACATGCGCTGTCGTCCGCACAGTTGATCACGTGTGTGATCTGGTGTCCGTTGACAAATTTGGGGAGTAGGTAGAACCCTGCTCCGAGAAGTATGCGCTCAAACACCCTTGCGATTGGGTCGTGGACGTATCCCCGCGACCTCGACCGATAAGGCAGTAAAACCGTTTGAAGCATTGTTTAGTATATAAGACAACAACTAAATGGCGCTAGACGTAGACCAGGACTCACTACTTGCAGTCGTGGGATGTCTTGCGATTCTTTGGTTGACGATTGAGTTCATGGACTGGATGCGCTAGTTTAGCTTAGCGGCGACCGCCCTGGACGGGGGAGTACTCCTTGAGGAACGGCATGGCCATCGCGGCGACGAAGAGGGCGACAACGAGCGTTCCGCCCGCGGCGAGGGCATCCCCGACCTTCAGTTTGATGGGACCGATCTCAAGGACGAAATCGGTGACGCCCTTCCCGCCTGGCAAGAATACGGCAAGGAACGGCATCACGATGTTCGCGATGAAGGACTGGAAGAAGTCCTTGAGGGCGCTTCCGACGAAGATGGCAACGGCAAACGTGAGGAGCATGGATTGCTGGGCCATTTGTTTGTTTATACTCCGCAGAGAAAAACAACTTACCGCCTTCGTCGAAGAGTCTTCCTCGCGCTTCGTCGCTTTTTCTGGGTGAGGCGCGTGCGGTTACGCCGACGGCGTCCACCATCAGCCGGCGGCGGTGGAGGAGGAGGAGGTTCAGCAGCAGCAGCAACCGCGGCAGCACCACCGGGTGGAGGGGGCGGGGGCGGAGGCGCTCCTGCTGCCGCAGCACTCGCTGCCGCAGGCGCCGGTCCAGCACAACCAGCACCGCCCGCACACGCTGGAGCAGACGCTTCTGCAGGAAAAAGTACCATCGGAGCGTCTGGCAATTCTACTCTGAATTTTCTGACTTTTTGACGCAGTGCTGACAGTTTTTCATTCTGGTCCCTAACGTCTCCCTCGCGTTCGCTTCTCGCCCCGTTGAAAAATTCAGGTTCGGGATATTTATCAAAAAGCGCCTCAAGTTTGGAGAGTGCTGCTGCATACCTCGCTTCTCGATCAGCTATAATCGGTTGTACCTCGTGTATTGTTTTTTTAAGTCGCGATATTCCTACAGGAGTTACAGCAACGTCAGATGTTAAAAAGTCCAATCCACCCGTCGTGTCGTTATCTGTAAACTTTTTCGCTTCCTCTTTGGAAACTTTACCCCCTAGTATTCTTTTTTGAAGTAACATTAAAAAATCATATCTATTCAGAAGAACCACCGTAATCTTGGATAACGCAGCAAATTCAATCTCAATTTCCTTCTTGAGAGCAACCATATTTTCCCTCCTAGACGGTTTCTTCGGAGGCATTACTCTAACTATAGACAAAAACGGATCGCCGCTGTTGTCTGGAGTGAGATAGCATGAAATGAACGCGCCGCTCTACCAACAAATGAACTCGCTCGAGAAGAAGGTCGCCATCATGGATGTTATGAACGCAAGGGAGAGACTCTCGCTCGCTCAGGCGGCGCACGATGTAGAAGTCAAGACACTCAAGGATTGCGAAGACGCAGTGTCTGCAGCCTTCCACGCCAAGGTTCCGATGGAAAAATTCCTACATTTGCGCGACGTGAAGCGCGTTCAGGCGCGCGTGGTCCGCGAATCCTTCCGCACCCTCGTAGCAGCAATGAACGCGCTCGACGACGCAGAAACACACTACGACGTCCTCTTCTTCACAATGGAGGCGATGCAATAAATGAAATGAAATGAATGTCAAATACCGAATTGTGCACTAATGCTTGCTGCGTTTACATTGAGTCGGGCAGATGCAGACGAAGACGACGAATTTTTTGACCCGTCGGATTTCGACGACGAGGACACCGCGCGTTCAGAACGGACAGCGGGGACTTTTTCAGCGTTCTGCTTAGACGCTGCAGCTGCACTAATAAGGGCGGCAACTTCGTCCGCGTTCATGCCAAGTATAGCACTGATTCCTCCTCCTCCTCCTTTGGCGCCTTTCGTCGTTGATGCTGCCGCGTTACACAACCACGACGCCATTTATTTACTGGAAGGAGATAATGTCGGGCGGGGAAGATACCCCCCCTAATGCGGAGAGACCCGTACTTGATGACGCAAACGCCGCCGCAACCACGCCTCTTCTCTCCAGTGTATCGATCGAAACAATGAACGAAGAGGGCGGCGGCGACGACGGAGACGACAAT